ATCATGCGACGCAACTTGTATTCGTAATCATCGGGCTCGTCCTCATCACCAAACACTTTAGACAGAATCCAAGCAGCTTGTGAAACAAATGGTACGCCCAATGCACCACCAAGAACTGCCATGTGCGCAGTAATAAATCTTAGTGAAGCACGCGCCACAGCTTTCTCTTCCGCACTGGCACCTTTGAATGAGGTGTGAATCAGTTTGGCAAGCATAGACAGCTGAATGATTTGGAAGCGTTTGAATTGCAACGCTACCTTGGATACACCACCCTGCAGCACGCGAGGTGTATTGAATCCATCATATGAGCCATGTGTGTTGGATACAACATCAGCAGCATACTTGGTAGCAGCGGCAGTATCACCGTTCTTATAACGCTCAAGGTATCCACGATAGGCTGCAATAGCCGCAGTGGCACGGTTGATCGACTCAATACGTGTGTTAGCACCTTGCAACTTGAGCATCACTTTACCAAGCACGCCCTGCTCATCAGTACGGGCTTTAGCTTCAGCATCAATACCAAGGTCAATCTTACCCATGCCGACCAATGTGTTCAGCATATTGCGCACATCTGCGGGGGCCTTGTTGAAGTCAATGTGCTCATTAACTCCCAAACCTTTGACCAACTCAGCCATGTCGCCATAAGCACGCTTGATAGCACGAGCAGAACGGAAGTAACCAAGGCGTCCTGCCATGAACGGCAGAGATAGCACAGAAGTCTGAAGCACCTGCTGGAGGTAGAACGCTGGATTGGTAGACAAAGTCCACAGCGTTGTCATGCGTGTTAGTGCAGTAGCCAAGTCGCCGACTGGCTGGTAGTCCATGCTGTTTGCGTGGCGAATATACAACTCGTTGTACATTGGCATGGCTTCTTTGCGGTTCCTGCGTGCTTCGGTACGCATGGCTTCGAGTGAATCGCTAATCTCATCACTGTGTTCCAAGGAAGCTAGGAAGTGTGCATCAGCACGACCGCTAGTAGCCAAGTTGCGCATCATGTTTTTGTCTGCGCCTGCAACGTTTTTGCGTTGGAGTTCAGAGGCACGGGCACTGGCATCAGCCACAGACATCAGATACAAGTCAGCAATTGCTTTATCGAGCTTGGAGTCAGGCGAATCAGAACGACGCTCTGCCAAGTTACGCAGGCGGGCTACAGCAAGGTGAACATCTGAGCCACCAAAGTAAGATGCGTTGGCTTCTTTGATACCTGCGTCTTCAGGCTGAACGTCATATTGCCCAGTTGCGCGGAGCTTGGCTTCAATCTCATCAGCTTCACCTTGCGTTTCGGCAAACTGAACTACATAGTGCAGGGGATTGGAAACATTCTCTTGCAGCCAGTTTTTAGCTTGCTGTTTGTCACCAGTGACGTACTCTGCCCCGACACGAGCTTCTGTACCTGTAGCTGCTTCTTCGTAAGCAATAAACTCTTTGGACTTGGCAACGACAACATAGTCACCATAACGTCCAAGGTATGCATAGGGGTCACCAACACTGACATTGCGAATGTTAGTAATCCGCTTGATTGCCTGTTTCTTTTCCTTGGCAATCTGTTGCAGCAGGTCAGCATCATTACCAGCGTTTCTAATACGAGAGTCAAACTCACGATTCACTGCGTTCTCAGCAGCTTGCTGTTTAAGTCTTAATGCATCGTAGCCGTGCTGGAACACGTCTTTAATAAGTTGTTGTGCAGGGGCAGGGAATGCGTCAAAGCGTTTCTTGAAGTCTTCGTCAACTTCAAACAACTTAGTGCCCACTTGATGCTCACCAGGATAGTAGCCCCACTTCTTCTCACGAGTTGAGTCATGGATGAATTCGTTGACACTGCCTTTGTTTTCACCTTTGAGGTACTCGGGCAACTTGTCGTAAGAAGCCAAAATGTTCTCAATACGCTTTTCAAAGTTCAAGCGGGTAGCTTGACGAGCATACTGAGCTTGCAAATACTTGGACACTGAAGGCATGTACTTCTGAGCCATGTTAGCCAAGTCTTCTGTAATCGCAGAAGCATAGAAGCCACGTTTAGCCAGTGTCTTAATGTTAGTAAACTGACGACGAGCTGTTTCTTGTAAGGGCTTGGGCAAAGTCTTAATGACTTGTTCCCCAGTTGGTGCGCTAACACCAAACTTCATAGCCATACCAGTTTTGTCTACCAACAATGTAGCGCGGTCATCGAACTCCAGTTTAGGCAGTGTTTTCTTAAGTTGCTCTTGTGACAACCCAGCGCGGCTTTCCACCATTCTGGCTTCTTGTTCGCCCGCAATACCCAAATATAAATAGTCTCGAATTTGGTCTTCTGAGATTTTAAAATGCGCTAAAACGTCATGTGCAGCTGTGACGTATCTGTCAATTTCGCTGTCTAACTCCATTTGAAGCGCTGCTCTACGGCTTGGGTCCGCATTTATGGCAAGATTAAATTGAGCTTGATTAACTTCATCATCCCATGTGGACAGAAACTCAACTATTTCCTTGAGGGTATCCGCAGCTTGTGGCTGTTTTGTCTGCTGCAAAATCGCCTGTAATTTAATAAGTGAAGTCAACGCAATAGGATCAGCAATTGAATCTGAAGAACCACCTTTGGTAAACCCTTCAATCTCTTGAATAGCATGTTGGATTTCATGCAGCAATGTCGGCATATCAGCCCAGTCTTGCCCAGACATTGTGATAAGTCCTTTATCCGGACTGAAGCTAGCGGTTTTAGGGGGTCGGTCTGCGTCAAAAACTATTTTGTAGTCTTTAAGTTGTGGATACGCTTTAAACAAAGCTGGGTGATCCAAGATGTCTTGCAGATCGTATTCTTGGTAAACTTGGATTTTGCCTTCAATACCATCAGTTCTTTGTGGTTTAAATTTGGCGTCAACGTCTGGAATTTCATATTTCCATTTTCCGTCTACACCTTTAAACCAACCGGTTTCGGTCCATGTCTTACCCGCAGTATTACCAGCCGCCGCCATCAGCTTAGCTTTTACCAACTGGCCTTTAAGTCTATTGGCTTCAGCAGGGTCTAGATTGTTAAATGAATGTCGCCCAGCAATACCAAACTTCATACGTTGTTTATTAGCGCTAACTTCTGAGCCAACGCGCTGGATGTTTTTCTCGTTAAAAATAACGAGGTTGCGGGTACGTGGGGCTTCGTTAACGTTGACTTTAATCTTGCTTTCGTTAGCGTCAAGCCATGCCAGTACTTGAGATTCATACGTGTTTTTACCCATGCGTTCAACACGTTCTTTAATCTGCTCGGCTGTCTGAGAAAAAGGCGAATTTTTGTAGGACGCGGTCAAGTTTTCAGTAAGCAACGACTTATAGCGTTCTACCTTATCTTGTAACTCTTGGCGTAATTCACCCACTGATTGCCGCAACAACTGGCGCATGACGGTATAAGGAATCTGATCGGCAAGAGACATACCCCTTGAGTTTTTGGATTGCTCAATCAAGTCTTTGCGCGTGTACTTTTTGCCGTCCCATGTAATGGTGCGGTCAAGTGTCGATGGCCCACGGCTGTTAGCATCGAGCAAACGAATACCATGAACACCTTTAGATTCCAAATACTTGGATGCCTGCTTTTTCACTTCCATGCGCTGTTCAGGCGTAGCGGCTTTCCATGAGCCAGTGTTTCCACCCTCAACCCAAAACTTGGCGATCAAGTATTTATAGATGTCTTCGCCATTTCTGATACGGATGTTGGCACCCCTATCGTTCATGCTCTTAATAGTGTCAGCTTCACCTTTAATAAAGTTGCGCACAACTTCAGGCTGGTCAGCAAACGAAGCATCCCAATCAAGCATTTCTTCAACAGGCACTGCAGTATCCACCCGCATCAAGTTGCCTTCAGGGCCAGGAGTACCTTCCTTGGTTTCAAACTTTCTGAAATTTTTATCTAACCACGCTGAGGCTGGTTCAAATAATCTATGAAACGCCGGGTTGCCTGGTGAGGAAGCCAACTTAGCAATTTTTCTATAGGCTGATCGAACTGCGTCGTTGTTACCTTCGCGTATCTCATCTGCAATTGTCCGAAGTACAACTAGCATGGCAGCTTCATCGTCTGTTCTGCGATCTTTATCCAGTAGTTCTGTTTGAACTTCTTCAATTGGTCGACCATCAAACAGCACTGTAGGTTTCTCATCTTGGCTCTTACGCGCAACATCAGCTTCCCAGTAACCTCTACCAATGCCAACTGCTTGGGCAAGGTATGTACCCCAGCCATACGCTTGGGCACCTTCACCGGAACTCATGAACGCATGGTTGAACTTACGGAAAGTGGCAGCAGTTCCATGCCATGTACCGGACATTTCTAAACGCGCTGCGCCATAAGCCATATTGACTACGTCTTGTGCAGTCAATGCTTCGGGTTTAAATCCAAGTTTGCGAACAGCAACTTTAAACGCTGCCCACAGTGTGCGGAACCATCCATACAACGGGCCGGATTCTTTGGCTGTAGCTGTTGGGTCAATGCCCTCCAACATAGCTTCTTCAACAAAGTACGCCAGTAACTCAGACGCTTTGTCTTCTTGTTTAGTGTTAGCGGCTTCAACACGAGCTTGTGCTCTTTTAGCCAGTGTAGATTCAATTGAATCACTTGTATCAGCAACCCACTGTTCTAACTGTGAAGTTAGTTTGTTGTACACATCAGTGGGCAACAGGTTTTCCAAACCTAAGTGGGCTCCGACTTCGTGCATAAATTTAGCACGGCCTTCGCCTTTATTGATTCGATTGGCAATCAGATACGCAGTACCGTCAGCTGCAACACCATATGCGCCTGCGTCATTAATCGCTTTGGCAAGTGCGCGAACGTCTTCTAAACGAGAGTTCAGTAAGTCTTCAAGACTGTCAACAATGACCAACTTGCGATCAAGAATGTCAGCACGAATAAACTTCTGAATTTCTTTAGTCAGTTGCGCAGCGGTGTATGGGTTTTTAGGAACAACTCGAGTGGAACCAAACTTGGGACTTACCGCTTCAGCAGTTCCACCAGTGCTTGTTGTCTCAGGCTTTTCGTTGGCCAGTACTGCGCCAGCAGGTTGAGTACTTTCACCGATGATTTTGACAGCAGCAGCAAGGTTAGCTTGTCCACGGCGGACGAGATCATCCCACCGATCTTTTTCAGATTTTGTAAGAACATCATATGGTGGCAACTCCGGTGCTAATTTAGACAGATCAGCCCACTCTTCAGCAGGCGTTTTTATTTCTTCGGGCTTGGCTTCTTGCTTGGGCTCGACGTTGACTTCAGTTTTTCCGGCAGCTTTGCCCCCTTTGGCGTTTCCTTTGCCCACCGCTTTGCCACCTCCGGTTCGTTTGCGAACAGGAACTTCCTCTGTGCTTGACTCTTGAACGGCATTTTCTTCCCCTTCTTCAGTTACAACAGCTTCGCCTTTGGCACGACGCTTTTCTTGACCTTTGGCATAGTCTGTCCACAACTTTTGAATCTGCTCTGCTTTGGCAGTACGACGCGGGTCTTGTGGAGCCATTGCTTCTAGTTCAGCTTGCAGCTTTTCAACCTTGGCAAAGAACGCAGTACCTTCACTGTCCACAGCGCCTTGGCTACCACCAGCAGTAGAAACTGTACCCATGGTCTGGCCTTCGCCATCTTCTTTACCACGCAGTTCTTCTTGCAGTTTGGCTCCAGGTTTGCCTTCTTGTTCAGCGTCTTGAAGTTCTTCAGCCAATGAAGCTGCAGATTGTTCTTCGCCTTCGTAGCGAGTGTTATATAGACCAGCCAGTTCGCCTTGACCAATGCCATCAGGAAACTCAGGTGCTCTATATGCAGCAGCCGCTTCTGCAAACCGTGCAGCAAACGCAGGATCAACTACTTGGAATTCTCCGTCAACCAACTTAACGCCCATGCGCTCAAGTTGTTTTTGAACAGCATCAACCTTAAGTCCTGTGTACTCTGCAATGTCTGCATGACGGAATTGCTCAAGCAAAGCCAAGCGAAGAATTTCTGCACGCTTTTCAGCAGGTACAGTATTAGTACGGTTTTGGATTGGGGCCAAAACACGTAGCAGCAAATCAGAGATTAGCTGGACGCGACGCTCGCTTGAGATGTGGCTGAGGTCGGTTGAGTAGAAGCTGATGCGGGGGTCGTATGTGCGTGGGCCAGCCTGTACAGATTGTTGATCCACGTTGGGTGTACCGGCTTGTTGGGATTGACCGGATGTTTCCCCGCCACCCACAGTGCTTTGGACGGCTTGTTCATTTGCAGCTCCAGTTACTTGCGGCGCATTACCATTGCCAACACCGGTGTCTGCACTGGTGCCAGTCCGTACTCCTTCTCCTGATAACTGTCCAGTTTGGAGGCCAAGCGATCCTTCAGGGACACTTCCTGATTGGACGGATTGAATTCCGCCGGGTTGTACATTCCCAGGGACTCTTTCATTTGTTTGTCCTGTTCCGCCTTCGACTGGAACTGTTCCCAGCCCGGTAGTTGTTTGCAGTGGCAGTTTTCCATTTTTATCTCCTTTTTCCGCTTTTGCGGTTTGGGCTGCGGTATAACCATCTGTGTCTTGGCCGGTCAAGGCTTCGTAGATGGCATTGAGTTGCTCAAGTTGATTACCTTTGGTAGTCGTCGAGAGTTTGTTAAGAATCTGTACGGCTTCATCCAATGATTGAACGTGGTCAATCTGAAACTTGGTCATTACTTTACCAAGCGCTTCAATTGCTTTGCCCGCTGAACCAACAGGATTGTTGGCGTTAAAACTAAAACTTACTAGTGGGCTTGGTTTTTCTGGTGAAGCAAAAGCTTTATTGGCTTCTGTAATTGCCTGCGCAATTTGCTGCACATGTGGTGGCAGGGTATTAAATACAGTCGTGAAGCGGTCACCAAATGGGGCAACACGTGGGCCTTCAATGTTCTGACCAAAAATGTTCAGTGATGTTGGGTTTGCAGGATCGTACTGCGTGGCGACTTTACCGAAGACTTCTTCACGTTTGGCTAAGTTTTGCTGTGCTTGGTCAATTTGTTGGTTCTGGGCTGCAGCAGCTTGAGTCTGCTGAGCAATATCTGTTGTGCCACCTGCAACAACAGGAGGCGTCATCGTAGCAACTTGTGCTTTAAGTGCTTTGTATTCTTGCTGTTCTTCGGGTGTAAAGAATCGACCTTCAGTAGCTGGAATTTTTAAAGGTTGACCATCAGGACCTTCAACAGTACGAGCAGGCGCACCTTTACCAATGGCTTCTAGTTCAGCTAAACGCGCCATGGGGTCTGGATGATTTGCAGGCGGAGCTACAAGCGGAGTAACAGGTGGGGCAACATTGTTAATAGGAGTGCTACTAACTTCAGGTTGGTCAAACGCTTGCTGGATATCGTTGGTGGCAGAACCTTTTCTTCTCCATCCGCCAAGCCCACCGCCCAATAAACCGCCAAGGGTTGCACCGCCAGCAAACGATTCTTTATATCGCTCAATTGCTTCAGGGTCAGTCAGCGTGGCATTAGGATCAACCGCCATACGGCCAGCTTGATTTATGATTTCTTGGCCAGTTTCAGAAATACCTTCTTTAAGCGCGACACCAGTACCTGTGGCAACTGTGCGAGCAGCAGCGCCTAAAAGCCCGCCGGGGCGATCAAGCAAATTAATAGTATTTCTAAATACACCACCGCGCATTAATGCGCTATCAACACCTAATGCATTAAATGCAACATATGGCACGCCAAGCGCACCAGCAGCTAATAGGTCTGTTTTTCCACCAGCTTGCTCTCGTTGGTTGCTTAGGATATCGCCAACGGCAGATGGGTAAGACGCAGCCATACCACCAGCGGTAGACCCAAGATCAAGGGCTTTTTTAGCAGCAGCTGCTTCTTCAACTGTTTTTGCACCGGTCAGAGCTGCACGAGTACCAGACATTAAACCGCGAGCAGCCAGACCACCTACTACGGCTTCGCCTGCATAAGGCAAAGATTGGATTGCTAAGCTTTTTGCATAACTACCAAAGTCACTAACGTCTTTGACGTCTTTCCAAGTATCAACTGCACCCATTTCACGGGCACGAGCCGAGGCTACATCAGCTTGTAATTCATTTGCACGACGTTGTTCAGCTAGCCAACCACTGGCTTTGTTAAGCCCAATTGCGCCGGTAACAGCTTCACCTACACCATACAAGCCAGCTTGGTATCGATCAACAGACGATGAAAGTTGTTTAGCACTAATTCCACCAGAACCGGGGTCGTACCCAAGAGTCATTGCTACTTCAGTAGGCGCAACCTTTGCCACCCTCGAGTACATGGAAATAAGGTCTTCATCAGAAGCACTCTTCCAATCGGGCCCCGCCCAGTTACGCAGTTCGTCTATCGAGCGAATTGGCATACGTACTTCCGTCAATCAAATGTTTGAGGTGCCAACGGTGCGTTCTTTTGCGCCCATGCAGCTTGTGCTTCTTCAGGAGTATTAAACCCTGCCATCATTCCAGGCATTTTATACACAGTTTTTCCATACACAACTGACTTACTTGGCATAGGAGTTTCGGCCGGTAGACCCGATGCTGCAGCTGGGCGTGAAGGCCTTGATAAAGCCGATTTAGCAGGAGCCGCTGGTGTTTCAGGATTGCGAGCTTCAGGTTTAACATCATCTTTTAAACCACCTGTTTTGCCAGTACCAGTACCTTTTTGGAAGAAGTCTTCTGCATAGGCTCTTTGTTCAGCAGGTGGTAACATACGAATCGGAATTGGTAGACCTTTTACGTCTTTCTTATTACTGGGGGCATCACCAAATTTATCAACGAAGTCAATAATGTCTTTGTTGCTAATAGGCTCCTTGGGAACTTTTTCGCCCGATAAGCGTTTGAACACATCAACGCTTTGGATGGGTTTAGCATCTGGACGAGCAAAGTTTCCAGTGTTTCTATCGTAGCTAATTGGCTGGCCGTCGTCATCAGTACCGACCAACTGCCAGAGGCCTGTCTTCTCTTTCATGGCTTTAGCTTGTGCTTCACGTAAATTAGCATCAGCGTTATAGTTTCTGACCTTAGCCCATGCTTCAGCAGCTTGGGCAGCAGGAATTCCAGCTTTAAGATCAGCAGCAAGTTTGTCTCTAGCTACTGCCGCATTGGATGTATTTGCAGCTGCATTGGATTCTTGAGTACGCATTGTGCTTTGAGCCAAGAAGTATTCTTGCATCTCTTTAGGATTTCTAAATACCCCTGCATTCAGCATCCCGCTCAAAGCGTCTTGGCTAATTTTTTTACCAAGTACATCCGTTAGCCCGTTAAGAACGTCATCATGACTACTCAGTTTTTGAATGACTTTACCGTCTTTGTCCTTAATGACAAGCTCATTGCCCACCACAGCGGGCGTATAGCCAGTTATTTTTGTAAATTCGCCGCCATATCTTTTAACAGCACCAGTCAAACCATTAGAGCCTAATTCAGTTTCGATGTCTGAACGTAGTTTAGGAACCTGGTTTTTTAACTTATTTTGATACTCATCAAACGCAGCATCTTGTTTTGCAGAGCGTTCTAATCCGCTAAGCTCTAAATCGCCTTTTCGTAAACCTTGCATTTTCGAAACAACGTCAGCACCCTTGATTGGGTTGATACCCATGACTTTATTTCTATAGTCTTGTGTAGCCTGATCGCGGCTATATATTTTTTGTGCTGGAAACATTTTTGCTGTTTCTTCAGGCGAAACGGCTGGCTGGTTTGGGTCTACAGGCGTGGTTGGAAGTCCAAGTTGTTGGACAGGTCCGCGCTCACCACCGGCAGTTCTCCATGCTTCAGGAGTTTCTGCTCGGCCTAGTGTTTCGCTATACGCGGCTTTAAGTTGATCGTTTTCAGCTTCTTCTTTTAGCCTAAGAGCGTGAATTTCACTTTGTCGTTTTGCTTCAGCATCACGACGCTCTTCTTCTGACAGTCTGACGTATGTGTCAACACCACTTTTGGCAAGACCGCCAGCAAATGCACCAAAATTAAATCCCATGATTTACCACCTTAGCGTAGTCAACAAGTTTATATCCATCAGCGTGGATAGATACTGCCTCAGGCAAATGTAATTCAATATCTTGTGCCATTACACCAATTTGAGGACCATGCCCCCATGTGTCACGATATTCTGGTTTGTACTCAAATGCATATAGGGGGAAACCATTGTGCAAGGAACCAATCTGACGAACATTTTCTTTAATACGGATATCAGAACCAGCAAATATACTTGCAATACCAGTTGGGTTCTTAATAGCTGCACCAGCAATGGTGCCAAACATATTACCAAGACCGCTGGCAGATTCTGAATCAGCTTTATATCTTTGAATGTCAGCGTTGTATTTACCGACACCCAACTGGCCAACTTGGCCCCATCCGCCCATAGCAGTATTGGCAGCACTGTTCATTGCACTACCTGCACCAGCTGTAATGCCTGCGGCAGTGGAACCTGCGTTCATACCAGCAGCGTTTGCGGCTACTGAACTGCCAGATTGTTGGAGTGATTGCAATGGAAGGCCCGAAGCCATGCTGTACACGTTAGCTTGTTTCTGTAAACCAAGGGCTTTAGCAGCTTCGCGAGTCTGAGTTGCAGCACTGGCTTTTGCCAAAGCGTACTGCACATTGTTTGCATTAGCCGCACCGGCAGAGCGACCAGACGTTGGGTCAATACCGTAAGCACGGTCACGCATAGCTTGGTCCGCACGAGACATTTCTTGAGCAGCCTCGATATCGCCAATTGCTTGGCCAGCCATCTGTTCTTGGTAACCTGCAGTGTTGTACAAATCAGCGTCTGCTTTGAGTTTATTCATTGCAGGAATAGCTGTTTCCTCATAGCGCTGAGTAGACTTTTTTGCTTGCGCAAGATTGAAGTCACTAATTTCTTTATCTTGCGCCCAAATTTCATCAGCACGAGTTCGTGCTTTTTCAGACTCCTCGAGCAGCTTGGGGTATATCTCTGATTTAAACATGTTCCACTGTTCAGTGGACAAGTCTGCTAATTGTTTTTGAGCTGCGCCAATATTTGGGTCAGCTGCTGGCGCGCCGCCACCTCCGGACCATCCCATTATTCACCCCTTATATATTCGTCAAAGGAATCATCGGCAGCAGAGCTTGTCCACCCCAACAACGACGCTTTGCGTGCATCTGCCACGCTACTAGTTAACGCAACACACAACACTACCAAGTTAATAAACTCTTTGCGCAACGTATAGCCGTGCGCTTTACCTTCAGGTGTCTCATCAATAGCATTAGACGTATGCCATGCAGACGTGCAGACAATCACCATACCAGCCAATGCTGGGTAGTTACGCTGATAAAACTGGTTTGCTGGCAATTTGACCAGCAGCTGCGTAAATACGTTGTGGATATCATCTACAGCAATTCGGTCGTCTTTATCAACAATGTCGTCCCATACTTCAATGGCGTTCAGCACAAGCGTCAAAAACTCTAAAGCCTCCAAGTCTTTTACAGACTCGGTTATCCATGGGGACAAAGGCCGAAGTGTATGGTTACTCATGGGGCTGTATCTTACAGGGTTTATGTAAAAAAGGTAAACTTTATGCTGGCGGAGTCGGCCAAACAATATTAAGGGGGTAGCCCGATTGCTCAGGAATATCCCGAAGTGCTTGTCTGTAGGTTGCCCAAGCCTCTTGTTTTTCAGATGTCAGCGGACCATTTGGAATTTGAGTCCAGTCCGAATCAATAAGCAACCTTTCCCGTTTTCGGGTCATTTCAAAGATTGCAGTAGTTGGGTCAGGAACCCACTGTTTTGTAGTCCAGTCCCAGATAGTGTTGTCAGGCTGGGGTGGGAACTTAACTGCCGTTTCATTGACTACATAGTATTCTAGGGCGTCAAAATACCCCATTATGTATGGTTGGTTCTGAGCATAGAAATTAAAATCAGCACCTTCATAAAGTCTAAGGCTGCTTGTAATTCTTCCAGTTGAATCGTAAGTTGATATGTTGTTCATCTAAACGTTCTTATAATAATGGCGGTTACTGAATAGCCCGGGTTATAGACATTACCGGACGCGCAACTCACATAAAATGTGTGAGTGCCTGCACCATACGCCCCTTGAGTCATAATGGTAAACCCAATACCTGCAAGATAACCGCCTCCGCTAAAACTACTTCCGTTTGTTATAGATGCGGAAGTGGAAGAAAGATATTGGTCAAATGTTCCCCTGTTTTGCACTGAAACAAATATAGCTATATCCCCATATACGGGCATGGCTACAGATATTGGAAACGAATAAGATAAGTTACCCCAATAAGCTTGTCCCGGCTGATACGTCGAGCTGTATGCTGAAACAATAGAAACAGCTTGGTTTTGAATTTTTATCGTACTAACTGTGGCATCGCCAAGGGCGGCATTGGCAGCAGTAATACTGTTTGCAGCCATCTTGCTTGCATCAATAGTATTGGCACCAATATTCCCTGCAGTAAGCGTACCAATTTGAGCTGATCCAATAGCAGCGCCAGCAATATACGTAGAAATATTGGAACTTGTAATTGAGTTTAAGTAAGCGAACGCCCCAGCTCCAAGGGTGCCTAAAGAAACGTTGCTATTTAAAATAGCAGCAGGCGCATTGGTTAAATCTGTTTTTACTGCGCCAATAGCTGTAGCCGAGACTGTTCCACCACCTGCACCACTTAAAGTACCGTCAGAGCTAATCGTAATATTGCTGTTAAGCCAACCAGTGGCTGGTGTTATGTTTACGTAGTTTAAAGCTGTACCTGCACCAAGAATAATGTTTCCACTGGCATCTCTAATGGTTAAGTTACGGCTGTCAATTTGAGCGGCTGTTAATTGCCCACGAATAGAGGCTGATCCAAACTCAGCAACGCCGTTTCCACCAATGTACCAACCGTTTGTACCAATAGAATAGTTGGTTGACTTAATGTACTCGCCTGTAGATATGGCTCCGGCTGTAAGTTTGCCGACAGCTAAATTGGCAATTTTAGAATCATCTACAGCCAGGTTGGCAATTTTGGCATTGTTTACTGCAAGGTTGGCAATGGCCGCATTACCCACGGCAAGGTTGGCAATCTTGGTAGTTGTAATTGCGTAGTCCGCAATTTTCCCAGACTCAACCGCATTCGCAGCTAGTTTGGTGGCATCAACAATCAAAGGGCCAAGGTCTACACCCCCTACAAGCCCGGTGCCGCCGACCGTACCGGTAGAAGCGTTATATGGCCCAGCTACATCAGCTTGGGAGACAAACCTGATCCAATAGTAATAAGTCTTGCTAGTCCCCACAGGGTCTACATATGTAGCACCGGGGGCAAAACCTTGCAGCTCGGCATTCCCAAGGACATTATCAACAGAACGCCAGACTTCGGTGTATGCGTGGTTTAAGTATGTTTCGCTACCGGGGTCGTTCCAATTCAAAATAATATTGGTAAATCCTGAACCAATACTAAAACCAGCGGGCGTAGGGGGCGGGGTGTAGTCTGTATTACCGTCGTACCCAGTGGTGGTGGTTGTAATAGCTCCGTTACTAATAGCAGTGTTAAACCCACTAGTAATTACATTTCCGTTAGGTAAGGGATTACCCGTTACAGCACAACTAATAATCTCAAGACTTTCCTTTATAGGGCGAAGAATAGCCGCTACGGTTGTATCTTGTACCGAAGTAACTGAGGGTATACCCGGAAGCTTAGGTAAATCTGCCATTAGGCTTGCTCCAACTCATCCACAGATGTTGCTACAGTGATGCGCCGAACAGGAACGTTACCAACAGCTTCGATCTCCCAATAGTACGAGCGCGTTACGGTTGGAATCCTGACTGGATCGTCGCCAGTCATATTGATAGTCAAAACACCTTGGCCTTCTGCATACAGGTTAATGGTCAAGTATGAGCCAGGGTTGGCTGCCATGTAAACGTAGTCTGCGTGAACTTGCAGAGCCGCATATGTTGTAGGTCGGTTGTGAATGAACTTCTTGGACTTCCAAGTAAATACAGTGGTTGCTGCTGTGTTGGTATCTAGGGAATAAATTTTGTTGTCAGCGGCAGACAAGAAAAACACTGTGCCAGTCACAGGTTCAACAAACTTGGCCTTAGCATTAGAGTCAAATGTAGCCAAAGGCGGATTATCTCCGCGCAAAATGATGATGGACTTACGGGCACCGGCAACAGTCTGGTAAAACCCAAAATACATGTTGTTGTAAACCGCACCTATCATTGTTGTAGGATTCAATTCCTGCCATTCTTCGCGTGTGTACAACGAGTTTGACATGACTTCTTGATTGCCGGGAGAAATTGATACTAAACCATTGGGGCTAGCGTACAGAACACCATACTGATCGGATACGATGGACTTCTTGGACACACAAGGCTGGACTAAAGACAGTTTTTCTTGCGCCATGCTGGATGGTGTTGTACCAGTCACCATGTAAGGATTGCGAGTTGTACCTACAAACAGTGAATTACCAAACACACCCAATCCAACGATCGGGAATTCAGTAGTAATCATGTACGTAGATGGCCAAGCGTGAGGCAAGTAGGGCTCACAGAACCAGATTTGGTTACCAGTAAATCCAGCCAGCATGCCGTTTGGCATCGCCACAATACCCTGCAGGGTAGAAGGAGGCGGTGTGTAATACAACGAGGTCATAGAACTGCCTAGCTGTGTCACAGTTTTTGTGTCCACATACGAAGACGTGGCAATAGGAATTTCTGCCACAAGGACATATGAGGATGTGGTGGCTCCAATGATGGAGCGATAAATACGGCGGTACTGAAAGTTGTAATTACCAGAAGGAGGCGTAGAAAACCCTGTAATGGTTACTGAGTCGCCAGTGGTGTTGACCGTGATGTTTGTAGCTGGGCTAGGAGCTGATTCCTCAGAGACTGCGCCAAACACGGTGACATGGGTATATACATACGCACGGTCTTCTGTCGGGGCAGTACCAGTATTGGCATGAGTTAGGGATGGAGCGCCTGTCGGTGCAGGAACGCCCATCTCATAATAGTTATTTGGGTAGGGAGCAGCGCCAGCATTGTTGCTGGAGGCTAGAGCCCAGTTGGTTTTTCTAGGTGCAAACCCTGTACTGGTGTAGTACAGACGATAGTCAGTCAAGTCCGCCACAGGGCCTGGGACTACGTCAGCATCAAAGTTAAACTCCAACCAGATCGGAGTTGTGCCAGTTGGGCCAGTAAATTTATAGATGCTCTGAACACTGGCTCCACCATTAGGGGTATATACCAATGTCGGAGTACGCCATGGGCGAATCTCAAGAGACGTCAGCTTGGCGTTGTTTGCAATCTGCGCTTGGTTTCCCTCAAGGGCAGTGGGACCAGTCCTCGGTACGATACCGGAAAAATTATCAATACGTAAACCGGGCATGATCCCACCTTCTCAATTAAGCTTCGGGAGCGGCTTCAGCAGGGGCTTCAGCTTTCTTGGCTTTTGTTGCTTTTTTACCACCAGCTTCAACTTCGTCCGCCAAAGCTTTGCCATCATCATTTAGGTTAAATACACCGTCGTCGTCTAAACTGCCGACTTTTTTGCGTGAGCCCATGATGCCCACAATGATGTTGCCAGCGACTAGTTCAGCGCCTGTTGCTTCCATAAATTGATCAAAACCGATTGCCATATTGGCTCCTTTACATTGTTAAAAAACACTTGGGTATTTTCCCACTAAATTGGGTGTGTATCAAGCATAAAGCCGTGTACCGGTTTTATCAATAATCAAAGCTTGTTTGCGAGGCTTTGCATCTGGCGTGTTTGGAATGCTCAAATGAGTCCAACGATCAAACTCACGAATGACTTGGTCATACTCAAGTCCAGCAGCAATAATTGTTTTAACTACTTGGTCGGGCGTCAATCCAGGAACCCTGATGTCCACAGCACAACCAATGCGATGCTGGCTAGTATCTTTAGAACCAACAGCATCATTGACTTGCTTGCTTCTAAAAGCGGAGTTAACCATAACTGGTTTGCCGCCCAATGCTGTTTTAACTTCTTCAAGGAACTCAGCCAGTCGTTGAATGTTTGCAAGTTCAGTTTCATTTGGCGTATTGTCAAACTCGCGATGGTCTGTGTGCGTAAGTTCTTCAAGTGTAAAGTGTTCAGTTAAATTCATTTCTTCACCCTGTCAGCAATCTTTTCCATAGTACGACCACCAAAATAAAAACTCATAACCAGCATACCCCACTGGCCTAAGAGCTCGACGTAAGCGCCACGTGTTTCGTATTCAAAGATAGAAGCAATAGCAAAACCGCTGTACGCAACCAACAAAAAGATCAACGTGAATGGACGGATGTTTTTGGACAACCAAGAGTCACTGGCCATGTCAGCTTGCACACGCGCTGTCAGATTATTCTGTTCAACTTCGTACATCTTGGTTTCGTTGGCCATCTTAGCCAGCTCACCGTCCTGCGCCATCTTTTGAAGTTCCAGTTGCGCCTTAGCTTTAGCTTCAGGGTCTGGAATTAGCTTGTCGATGAGCTTACCGCCCACGTTTAGAAGTGCGTCTAGTCCAATCATTTTGGTTCCTCGTGTTTGTTTTCTTCATTCTGCATGAGTTTGATACCACTCAGGAATCCAATCATGCCGCCGATAAGAGTAGAAAAAGCGGGTGAAATCATCTTGAATATCTCGCCATTGTCCACTTCCTTTGCCCACAAGCCAAGGAGAAACGCAAACACCATGGCCAAAACGGAGATGCACAGGGTCGTGCTTACCATGAGCGTGACGTACAGTGTCAGCTTCTCTTTCGTGTCCGGTACGTGTTGTGGTGGTTTTTTTGTCATACATAAATGTCCAAAGTTCGGTTTTGAAATATCTCCATACGGAGCCGGTTCTGAACTACCTTCTTACAGTAAATCTCAAACCCGATGTCTTGCAGTTCTGTTTGCCGTTGTTTAGCAATTTCGTTGGTCTTGTTCATCTCATGCTGTTTCTCTAACTTGGCTTGAGCAAGGTCGTGCCTGTCTGGATAGCCAGAGGCCATCACCTTTGGGAAGAGGGAAATTGTATCAATGCTCATTTTTTGTCCTCCCTTTCCCGCGCTTTTGCGTAGTAGTACAACACCTTGGCTCTAAGTTCTGCGCTATCCGCAACCCCTGCCCACGCAGCAAGATTGTTCCAAAGCCCTGCCAACTGTTCTGAACTGCAACTATTTCCGTTTGTTGTTAACCACCTAGACAATTCCATGTGGCGCATGGTCGGTTCATTAATCCAGCTCAGTGCATAGAAGTCCGTAACAAGACATCTGTCTTTTGAAGCAGCCCCTGCCAGTAACAGCACCAGTGGTAGGAGCAGCCAACGCATCTCATTTGTGCCTCTAGATGCCTAACAACTTTTGAAAGAAATTGGCCGCAACTCCCGGACCAAACAACACAGCAACCATAACTGCGTAGAGTATGTATTCAACATGTTTCATGCGGTCTTTATTACGATCCAATTTATCTTCAATGGATCGGTAGCGTTCAGCGCAGACGGCCTCATGCACGGCAAGTTTTGTTTCCACGTTTTCCATTCACTTAAGATTCCTAAGTTTGTAAAGCGTGCTTAAGTATTCCGCAACGGCTTCGTCAATGATATTTTGCAACGCAGTATCTGTCTTTTCAACAACTGTGTAGCGCATCTTTTCTACTGAATCTAAATGACGAGCCAACACATCGGCTGGCTCTCCCGTATCTGTTTCTTCCAGCATGGGAATGTCGTCAATGATGCCATGCCGTCCTTGATACGCTTCAGTCAATGAGTCCGCAATATCTACGATGCTTGGATAGAATTCACCCAGCGCCACATGTTGCGAGTAACTTGTTGTACGTAAGTGTGCTCTGTGCGCGTATTCACGGCTTAAGAACAGCAGGGCAATCAATCGTCCGATCATGTCGACTCCGCGATGGGTTCAGGATTCATAGACGCAAGGTTGTTAATTAGCCTGCTGTCTGTTGGGTTGAATTCTAAAGCTTTTTTGCAAAACTCAATAGCAGAATCTTTAAGACCAAGGTTCCAAGCAGCGATACTTGCAAGATCATATGGTTTCTCAGTCCACACCGATGGGTCCATCGTATACACCAATTGCTTATCTGTAATAGACAACGCTGATAAAGCGGCTGCATAAGACTCAGCCCACAGGCTTCGGCGGTAGCACTGCATGGACAACTCAACCCATGGCTCACGCGTACCGGGAGCCTCAGCAACAGCAAGTCGTGCCCACTTCAAAGCTTCCCAACCCTGACCAAGTTCATCATGGGATTTAGCCAGTAAGCGCATAGCGTAACAACGCTCGTTCTGCCAATTGGCTTCAGGCATAGCCAAGTACTTATTGAGGGCTGTAATAGCATCTTGCCAACGGGAATAGAACGTCAACTCACGGGCATGGTAGAACGCATTACGAGGGCAGCGTGGGTCTTCTGCCACAGCCAGTTCCAGCAAGGGCATGTACTGTCCTCGGGATTTAGTTGGGTCAGGATGGTGGCTGACTAACAACATATCTGTGTGGGCGTAAATTTCATTCGTACGGTTGTCAGGGCGGGGGTACTCATGAACTGGGTGGTGCCAGTGATAACCGGTGCGATGATGAATTTTTTCGTAGAAGAAACTGATGCCACAGCCCCAGTCAAACTTGTAGCGTAGACGAGTTGTGTTGTCTTTCCAGACACGTTCAATTTCTTCGCGCCAGCCGGGTTCCATGACTTCATCCAGGTCAAGGGAGATGCAGACGTCAAAGTCTCCGGGAATCAAGTTAAGTGCAGTGTCACGGGCTTTGTCAAAACGCCAAGGTTTAACGGAGATGTCGTACACCGTAGCGCCCAAAGAACGGGCAAGACCAGCGGTGTTATCTGTAGAACCAGTATCAGCAATAAG